AGGCTACGCTCCGGTTCTTGGATTTTTCTTAGTTATGCGATTTTTTACTGACATTTCACTTCATTTTAGCGTTACGTGTATTTACCATTTTTCTGGGCTTCTTTTCAAGCCCTCTTTTGTAAATACCATAGGAACAATTTAACTACAAAGGTAAAGAGACATGATAACAGGTTTCATGGGCATAGCGTATTCCACGGACGAAATCAAGAATGGAAGGTTTGTGGACAAGAATCTGGAAAGCGATTTTATTCAAAAGAGGTACTCCCTTTTGAGAAGTCCCGACCGCAGCGCGTTCAACGAAAGCGCGTGGAGAAAAGGCACTGTTGAGGCAAGAAAGGAGTTCCTTTCCATGCTTGAAGCGACTGAGAGAATGAACACCGCCGACTTTGAGCGAGAAGAGGACGTGCCAAACGAGGAAGTGCTTCCAACGGACACCTTCACGTATGTTGGTGAAGATCATCCTCCAAAGGAAGTTCAAACCATCATAATCTCAGGTGACGTGAAGGAAATAGAGACCGGTGCGTTCAAGGACTTGCCAAACCTGAAGTCCGTGGTTTTCTCCGACGAGACTTCAGACCTTCGCATTGAGAAGAACGCCTTTGAGAACTGCCCAATGCTCACGACAATCAGATTGAATGGAGTAACATTCATAGGCGACGAGGCTTTCTTGAACTGCGTTGGACTTGTGGCGGTTGAACTTGGGTCGGACGTCCAGCACATTGGCATGGGCGCGTTCAAGAACTGCACGTCGTTGTCAACCGTGACGATTCCACCGAACGTGACCTTCATCGGAGACTACGCCTTTGCCAACTGCACCACGTTGAAAACTGTGACCGTGATGGATGGCGTTGTGGAAATCCCTGCATACTGCTTCCAGAACGACCCCGCCATTGAACAAGTTGAACTTCCAACTTCCATCGAGAAGGTTGGCAACAACGCCTTTGAGAACTGCGCTTCCGCGGTTGTGCTTATTCCAACGGACGATATGAAGGAAGCCGAAGAGGTGCTTGGCGTGAAGATGGTTGCGAAGGCCGAAGAGGATGACAAACTGTTCAAGTGCGACCAGGGATATATCGTGCAGCTCTACAAGGATCTATACTGAGAGGACCGACAATGAAGTTTTCAATTTCTTTCAAGTACAGCAACGTGACCTTCAAGAACAAGGAAACGAAGGAAACCATTTCCTACGACACAAAGGCAAGCGAGGGAAACTCCTTCGTGTTCGACAACGTTGACGAGGACGTTGTTATTGGAATCGTCAAGGGCATCAAGGACAAGAAAGCCTCGCAGGTATTTTCCTACGACAATTTCAGAACCAATTTCATCAACACCCTTGCTAGGAATAAGTGCAAGGAACTCTACGACAAACTGGACAAGAACGAATGGAAGGTTGAGGACATAGCAATATCCAACATCACCATCAAGGACGTTGAGTTCACGAAGCCAACCATGAACGCAAGAGAGGCGATAACCGTGGAGAGCATTTCCAAGAAAAACTACCCGAAGGGGGGTTATCCAACATATGTGGTGAAAGAACGTCTGGTTGATCTAATTGAAGGATGTCCAAGGGAAAACCCAATGTGGGCAGACCTTGTTGAGATATTGGCAAAATACTATGGTGAAGCAGAACTTGAACAAGTGATGGAAAGCAGAAAGGCAGCAAATGAAAGCGCATATCCAGTTATATTCAAGAAGTCCCGCGATGGCGAAATCCTGGCTTTCTTCCCCCAAACAGTGAAGGACGGTTCTTGCAATCCCGGCAACATCATGTGCTACTCACACGTCGGACAACATGACGAGGCAAGCCTTGACTTCTTCCACGAATGCAAGCCTTGCACGGAAGAGGAATACGCAGACCTTCTCACCGAACTGGAGGGAATCTACAACGACGTTGACCTTGTTGTGACAAGGCGAATAAAGTACTGACACCCATTTGAAAAGAGGGCAATTTGATGGACGGGAAACCGTCCATCTTTTTGTTTGATTCAATATGGCACATAAATGGTAAATACCTTTGACAAATACAGGATTCAGAATCATGGCTACATCAACGGACAAACTTGCACCACGCATCATCATAAACGAGCATGACAACGTTAACAAGAGGAAGAAGAAGAGAAACCATCCGATAACGCTCATCTTCGGGTTCTCCCCCATGGGACGTACCTGTGAAATGATCGAGTGCAACAGGACGTCCGACATAATGACGGAATTCGGAACGCCATTGTCCGCGCCCGAAAAATACTTCATCGACGCAGGACTTCGCCTTGTGGAACAGGGTTCAACAGTGTTGATGACCAGACTTCCATACGACAACGAGCAATCCCATACGGTGAAATACGTGGACTACAAGTTGGAAAGTCCAATTGCCATGAAGGACATTATCACCGTCCCCCAAGAATCTGAAATGCGCAAGAAGGATGATGACGCTGTTACGATTCTCAAGGAAATGCACAACATAGACCAACGGTTGAACCAAGTTCAGAGAATTTCCCAAATCTCGGATTCATCGGACGAGTACATCCACAGCATGACAAACGAACAGTTGGTGGAACTTGAACTTGACCCGCAAAGCAACCTTGAAGCAAACACTTTCAGGATCGTTGACATCAAGGGACATCAATATGGCGTAGGCGCGGGAAAGGTGGCATACAGTGGCATATTCCCAGTCATAACAACCGCTCCAATGGCTTTGTATTACCAAGGATACATCAAGAACACGAAGGGGCTGGACAAGGCTCTTGCCCTCATGGACTTGACGGACGGCATATAGATGTCAACAACCTGGTTCAAGAACGCCGACCCGGTTGAAGAAGAGACAAAACTGATTCAAAGCGAGATAGTTGCAACCATCAACCAGCAAATCAACTTCGACACGGCAACCAACAGATTCCACAGAAGCCAATCGGTTCAAGACCTTTGCGTAAAGAGGTTTCCGGTGATAAACATGCTTGAGCGAAACAAGCTGGAGCGAAACCATGTGAAGGACATTGGAGTGCTTGTGTGCAAGATTGAATGGGACGCTGATCAACAGATAAACACCATTGGCGTTGTAGAGTCATTCGTTGGAAAGTTGGGACGCGACAAGAACTGCATTGACAAGAAGATAAACTCCGAATCCAAGTACATCAGGATGTACAAGAACATAAAGGTTCCTGGCGAGACGGACTTCTTCATGGTGAACAACCAAAAGCTGACCTCCCTTGGAATGGACTCCGACGAATGCGTGAAGTACATAAACTACAAGACCTCCATCATAGACCCTGTTACGCACATGCTCGAAAGCGTGTACTCCGACATTGATTCAATCCAAATAGACACCATATTGGACGCGGGATTGAGCGCAACAGGGTTCGCGGCCTACGTTGACAAGAACGCGGACGGCGAATCGTTCATCGACGACAACGAAGTGCGCACAAGGGTTGACTGGACAAAACACGAATATCCACCAGAGGAATACATAGAGCAATATGCAAAGGTATGGAACGAAATAACCAAGTTGTTTGGCGACTTCATCAGGCAAGTGAGGGGAGATTGCGTCTACATCGCGGACGGTCCAAGGATATTGAACTTGGAGAAGAACTACCCCATACGCAACTACACGGACATGGAAAACGTGGAAATGTTCACGAAATTCCTTCCATACTTCAACGGCAACACGAACAACTACGTTGCAAGATACTGGAACTGGGTGTACATAGAGGACTTGCAATGGGAGAACCGAGGATTCTGGGTTCCGGGCTCCGTGGTGATGGGAAGCCAATTGGCTATAAACGACCATGACGGACAAGTTTGGTATGCTCCCGCTGGACAATCAAGGGGTTTGGTTCAAAACGCCTATGACGTGAGCGTTAAGACAAAACAGTACAATTCCGAAAACGACTTGCTCTACCAAAACAACTGGAACTTCTTCAACATCTACCAAAACGAGGGTGTTGTGGTTGACGGACAGAAGACGCTTCAAGTGAAGAAAACCTCACTTGACCGCCTCAACGTCAGGAGAATGGTGTGCTACGTCAAGCAACAGTTGAGAGAGATTGCGAACAGATACAAGTACGAACCGCATACCTTGACGATACGCAATTCATTCAGGAACGATGTCAAGGACATGCTTCGCAACATCCAGCGCACAAGCGGCATTAGCGATTTCGTTGTGATATGTGACGATTCAAACAACTCAACCGAAACACTGGACAGGCATGAACTTTACATGAAGGTTGGAATAAAGCCAATCAAGGCGATTGAATACATCATAATCGACCTTGATTTGATAAACAGCAATGTTGGAATCGAGGAAAACCTTGTCGTGATGAAGAACAAGTCTTAATCCTTCGTCCTGAAGTTCTCGGTGAACCAGTCAACGTCAAACTTCGTGCATTTCCTTGACGCGCAATAATCCGCAAGGTGTACCATATACTGCATGGCATTGCCCGGCTTTGGCAACGTGACATTAGAATCACTATTGGTGTTCCAACGCCCCATGTGCGTTTCAATCATGGAGATTGCAACCGCAATGTCCTGCTTGAAGGATTCCTCCGTGTCAGATGTTATCTCAAAAATCCTGGGCTTGCTCTTGCAAAACTTCTCCGCCTCGTCAAGGATGAACTTCGCCGCAAGCAGAGGATGCTCAAACGCAGTATGGGATAAGTCAACATTGTCTGGCAGTCCACGCTTGCAACAATCGTGGAACAGACTTGCAAACACCATTCCCGGATAAAATTCACCCATATTGGTTTCATTTGCCTCAACAAGCATCTTCAACCAACGGTATGTCATAAGAGAATGACGTGCCAATCCACCCTCTCCCAAGCCATACTCTGGATGATGCTTGCCTGATGAACTTGCGGGTTCAGTCCAAAAATAATCAGGAATAACCTCCATTAAGTCCTGGGCAAACTTGCAGAGACCTTGGTTCATCGGAGCCAACTCGTCGTAAATAACGCTCTTGAACAAATCCTTCTCGGACACTTTCATTCCATTAGTCAATTCAACCATTTCATATTTCCTTTCATCATTTGAAAAACGCAGCCAACGCGGAATTCGTCCTCGTTATGACAACCCCTTCCATGTCCTGTGGAGTGCGTCCCTTCATCAAGTGGCAAAACTCGTCATAAAGAATTGGAACGTCAAACCTCATCTTGTCCGTTGAGACAATTTCCTTGTACTTCTTTCCCGACAGGCAACCGAACACGTCACCCAAATATGGAATGGTCTTTCCACAAAGGGAACGCACAAGCCTTATCGTGGACATCTTCGGCGCAACTTTGGACATCTGACCGTCAATCCACTTCAACAGATCGGCCAAAAACCCAACATCGCTGTTGAAGTTGTATTGTGGAATGTCATTGTCGAAAATCACTTCATATCCACCTCCACCACCAAACGTGTCACCCTTCGTCGGAACGTCATTTGAAACGTCTACGATGATGGTGTTCATGGATTGAAGCAACTTCTTCATATACTGGCGTTCGGTTGGATTCATAGGCGTTTCCATCCAATCCTTGAATCCCTCGGAAATTATGATGTTGTTGAAACGCCCAGCGACCAAGGAAACGTCAAATATGAACTCGTTGAACCAACTGTTTGACTGCTTCCCGGAATCAATGTCGCTGATTATGTTGAAATTGCACGTATTCGAGACCTCATCCTCCTTCATAAACTTCGCATGGATGTTGTCCGCTATGGAAATGGCATGGGGATTCTTGCCTATAAGCAAGATGTTGAAAATCCCCAGCTCCTGGCTATTCTTCTTTTTCTTCATCTTAAACCTCACTTAAAAATGTCCACCTGACGAAAGTATCTGCTTGATGTAGTTCACCAACGTGACCTCGCTCACAGGTTGGTAGTCCCAAAGGTCCGTGCAAACGTTTATGTTCAAGACCTTGTTCACCTTGTCAACCATGTACTTCTCTCCATTCCAAAGTTCATGGCAATGCCCGCAGATGTTTATGTCACCCGGCTTCAAATGCAAACGGCTTCGGGGGTCGGTGGATGGATAATGGCAAAGCACCACGTTGAAAGCCTTGCCAAGAACCATTCTCATGGACATGGCAATGCTTTTCACCCCATTGTTGGGGTCGTGGTTTCCCTCGATGTTGACCACCATGGCGGTGAAACGCTTTTGCGTCTCACGCCAAGGCAGCAACATTCCGGGTCGTCCAGTATCGTCCTTAAGGCAGTACAAGTCCCCAACATGGTATAGAACATCGTCTTTTTCCTTTGCAATGTCGTTGCAGTTCTTGATGAGTTTGTCCGTCATCTCGATGTTGTCCATAAAGGGTCGCTTGCACATCTCAAGGACTTTACTAGACCCAAGATGCAAATCTGATGTGAAGTATCTTCGCATGTGGATTCGCCATCTTGCTTCTCCGTGTTAGCCGAGCGACATCCCGGCGAGAATGTCATCAATCTTCTTGTTGATGTCTCCGTCTGGTGCCGGCGCAGGGGCGAGAGCGGCCTTCTTCGGTTCGGCCTTTGGGGCGGGAGCCGGAGTTGGCGCAGGTGCCGGTGCAGGAATGTCATCGGCGTCCTCGGTCACGTCCTTTGCAACAGGATCCCCAACCACGGGATCGCCAACCACAGGGTCTTTGGCAACAGGCGCAGGAGCCACGGGCTTCACTGCCTCGGCATATGCCACTGGAGCCTTGGGAGCCGCCACCGGAGGAATGTCCATGGGAATGTCATCATTGACATTGGACTGGGAAGAGAAGTTCTCAATGTAGAACTGCTCAAGCTCCTCCTTCGTGGGAACCGTGTACCAATTGGCGTCGAACTGAACGTCATCCACCAACTCGTCCGTCAGGGAGTCAAGGTGCTTCGGGGCGGTGGTGAAACCAATCCTCGTGAAACCATTCTTCATGAAACGGAACTCGTTGGGCTTGCCCTCGTTCTTCACCTTCTCAACCTTGCCCCAAGTGAAGAACAAATCGCAAGCATCGTTGTTCCAAATCGGAGTGTTGTTCGCCTGAGATGCGTTGATCTGGGTGAGAAGAGCCTGATAGCCGTCCTCGTCAAGGGTGAGAACCTTCACCGCGCCATCGTTCGCCTCGTAGTTGGGGTCCGAAACCACATACACAAGGACGCGGACTGCCAAAGTGTTGTGAAGGGACTTCATCTTCCCCTTGGCTTCCTGGTTCTTGAAATGGGAATCGTTGAAAGCCTTCCAAGCTGCACCGTATGCGTTGCACATCGGGCACTGGGACTTCGTGAGCGTGGAATTCGCCTTGACGTAATCCGTCTGCGGACACACAATCGTGCGGCTCACGCGCTTCGGCTTCGCGGGATCGTCCGTAGGCACTTCCTTCCAAACCTGGTGGATGTGCTGAATGATGAACGGGAAGTCCCTGTAGTGGGCGAAGTTGGAAGAGGAAACAAAATTCGGATGTGGCTGCGTATTCAACAGGCGCACACGGTAGAACTTTCCCTCTTCGGTTGGACGCAAGAACAACTGGGAAGTGTTCTTTGCGAATTCACGGTTCTTCCTCTGAGTGAGAAGACCCGTCATTATTGAACTGGTCGGCATTCCGACATGTGTATTTGTCATCATTTTTACTTTACCTCTGTTTTTCTTTTTTCTGTTTTACTTGTTACTGGCTTCAACAGTGAAACACCATTGTCGCCAACAGTATTTACACTATTTCCACCAATATCAATTATACGAAATTCAGCCATTCAACTTTATTACCTCTATGGCGTTCTTGATGTTGTACCCGAACTCCGACAAGGACGCAATAGCCTGTGCAATCACCTCAAGCGACAAGTCAATGTTCTTCTTTGTCGCGTCTATCTTTTTCAAGGTCTCGTCCTCCTGGTTCATCGTCTTCAACTTGTCAAACGCGCTTCCTTTCGCCTTTTCAGCCAATGACTTTTGGTACTCAGCGCGTATGCCGTTCAACCTCTGCAAAGTCTCCTTCTCCTTTGCCATGTACCCAACCCATTTGGCTTTCATGGAAGAAGTTGTAAGGGCTTTCTCACGCAAATTCGCAAGGGTGAGGTTCAAGTCCTCTTTCAATTCCCTTGAATACTGCATCGCAGGGGAATCCTGCCTCTTCTCTGTCTCTTCAATTTCCATAGTCATCCTTATTATACCAGGAAAAAGATTTTTCGTAAAGTGTAAATACTGTGGTTTATTGCAAATGGCAAACTGCGTATAATTTAGCTAAACTAGCTTGAACGAGTACATTTTGAGAAAAACGACAATGGCAACTGAAAAGAGAACAAGAGGAAAGCGCAAAATGGCGAAAAAAGCCAACGACGCGGTTGTTTCCATTCAGTTGCACGGTCTGAAACCCTTAAATGAATCCAATTTACCCATCATCGACACCACCATAAAGACCTTCAATTCGGCATCCAGATGCGCGTTCAAGAGGTTCAAGCAGATTGGGTTGAAGGGGATGTGGAAAAAAGTTGGAAGAAAAAATTTCTGGCAAATTGACAAGGACGCGGGCTCACCCATCCAAGGCGCAATCGCCTCTGTCAAGTATTGGCTTGAAGCAAACAACTACGAATTGGATTCCACCCTGACCCAAAACGCAGTGATGGAAGGGTTCAGAAACTACATGTCATTTGAACGCCAACAGTCAAAGTGGCGCACGTCAAAGACCAGCCCATCGTTCGGCGACATGGATGCAAGGTCAAGGAACAAACTCACCAAAGAGGAATTCCAACTTACAAGAAATGGCTCAATGACCGTGATTGGCAAGGCAAGAAACGGCAATCCAAAGTTCAGGTTTGACGTTGAGAACAGCATTGTCAGTTTCCTCTATAAAAGGAAAAAACTGGGCTTTTCCTTCCTTTCAAACCGTTTCTCCAGGAAGAGCATTGAAAAACTGAACGACATCGCAAGGTTTATGTCAGAAGGTAAACTTCCAGTGACAATGACCTTGACAAAGACCGACAATGAAAAGTACAACCTGACCCTGACATATTCCGAAAAGGAATTCCGCGAATTGAAAAAAGAATGTCCCAGACTACGTTCCAGTATTGTCAGTGGGATATGGGTCAGTGACGAAGTTATACACCATCAGATAGTTGACGCAAGCAGGAACAACAAAGTCCTTCACGCGCATACCTACAAGGTTGAGGAGTTCTCCGGCGAAAAGAAGTTCAGAGACTATCTTGAAAGCCGCAGACTTGAACATGACTGGCATATAGTCAACAAGTTAAAGGAACGCGCCAAGAACAAACTTCTGGTTGGTGCAAGAAAGACACTTGCAAAGATTTTCAACATAAGCAAGTCCTATGGGGCAAAAACGGTTGTGCTTGAAAAGCCAACTTCCAAGAGCAAGAGAAGTTTCAACTGCTCCCTCATAGGATTCAACAAGTTCTCCGTCCAAAACGGAACCGGAAAGAGCTGCTTCATGACATATTCCAAGTTCGTGCAGATGGTGAAAAGCCAATGTGCGAAGTCTGGAATGGAAATGTCCATGGTGAACGGAGAGTTCATCCAGCTCAAGGCTATTTTAGATTCAACCAGCGTTTCGGACGCAATAGGGAACGCCTGCTCCGAAATGTTGGCAAGACAAACAAGAGGATATGACCCCCGCCTGACCGACTGGCGCAAGTATATGTCCCAAGACCCTTCCATGCTTGATTGGGTCGGACATCTGCTTCACAACAAACGCTCTCGGCAGGCAAGGGGTGAAATCAAAGTCGCGTTCCAAACAAGGGCCGTGGAGAAAGCGGTCCGCCTAATTGACAAAAGGCAAATACGCAACGCATCCGTCTGAGCATTAGGTTCGGACACATGCCTATGGCAATGCGTTGGCGGGCATTTCGTAATATCCACCATTGGCTTAACCAGCCTTTCATAAGGGATTTATCCGCCTTTATGACTGTTTATGACAGAGTACATAATATACCGTTAATGTTTCTTGACAATTAAATTTCAAGTTCCTAACTTCACAATGAAATTCAAGTTAAAAAGAACTTATTGTAGAAGACTTCATGTTGGAAAAATATTGAATAGAAGAATTGATGTTGGAACATTGTATAAAGGAATTTTACATGTTGGGTATTGTAAAGTCCAGGTTTCACAATATCCAACTTCGTTGGATAGGAAACAATTGGAAGTCAGAGAATGGTCTAACGACCATTGGATGTTTTCTTCGGCAAGCCTTGAAAACATCCGGAACGAACAAGTCTTACTTGAAAAGCCTTTCACAGGAAATTTAACATATTCTTTGGGAATTTCGACGAATGTATCTTCTCAAGCCTGGGAAGTTTGACATATGTCCGTCCCAACCCCGGAATGTTTAATTAATATAGGAGATATATAGATGATAGGAGGACAGGGATTTATTTTATTGTCCATTATTGTTGTTCATCATTCAAGACATTTCCATCATCGTCCGTCACTTGAACTTCCCCATCCTCGGGCTTTTCCACTTCATCATCGTCACCCAACGTCACTGAATTGTCGGCGTTTGGCTCGTCCTTTGGTGGAGGGGTGGGGTTTTCTTTTGGCTTCTGTTCCGTGGGCTTTGGCTCCGGCTTGGCTTCAGGCTCCTTGTCAACGGTCACCTGTTCCTTGTTGTTCCCCTGTGGCTTTTCCGGCGGTGGAGGCGTTTCCTTTTCAGGTTCCTCTTCCTGCTTGTCCGTCACCTGAACTTCATCGTCATTGTCATCAACGATGCCATCGTCCTGGTTCTTCAGCTCGTCACGCTCCTTGTCGTCAATCTTCTGCTGTTCCTCACGCTCCCTCTTGCGCTCCAGTTCGTCAATTTCGCGCTTGATTTCAACAGGGAACTTTGGGGTGAAGGACTGCTTGCTTTCCCTAACGTCAAGGCAGTTCTCTATGAGGAAGCACTTTATGCAGTTGTCCTCACCGGGCGTGAAGTCCTGGGCGTAGAAGTACGTGCTTCTTCCACGGGTCTTCGTGTTCCTTGTGCGGTAGGAATAGGGCGCAACCTTCCTTGAAATGACTGTTCCATCTTCAACGGTCTCGTACTTCAACCAAACCATCTTGTGATTCTCTGCGCATTGGGCTATGATGTCCCACATGTCGTTTTGACGGGCTTCCTCCATCAACTGCGCATCTTCGTCGCCGTCCTCGTTCACCTTTC